GAAATTGTTGCAAGTGGTAAATCAGTAGCTGCATTAAGTCGCGAAACTGGCATTAGCTATCACTCTTTATATAATACTTATATAACAACAAAAAGGTTAATTAAAAATAAATTATGAAATTAGGAGATTTAGTATATTACATTACTTACTATACTGGCATACGTTGGATAGTTAAAAAAATATGGGGAGAAGATTGCGGATGCGATAAACGCAGAGATGAGTGGAACGATATAGATTTAGACTTATGGAAATAGAACACAAAAAACAATGGGAACAATTTAAGACAGAGGTTACAAGCAAACTAACACAACCACAATACAAGCTATTATGTAAGCTTCACGCAAAGTATTTTAATCACGCTTATTATGAGCCTTGTAGTTGCAGACCCAAAGAACTAAAACGATGGATTGCTGATATTGATAGATTATATATTAAATGCTAAAGTTTTGTTAAAATATGTAAATAAGATGTTTGTAAAGTTATTGTGTTGTATATTTGTATTAAACAATAACAAGATGCAAAAATACGAAGTAATTATTGACGACCACGAAGATGAAAACGGATTGTTTTACGTTTACAATAATGAAACTAAAAAGATTGTTAGCAAGTGTTATAAATATAGTCGTTACGCTTGTAATCTTCAAGATAAATTAGAATTAGGATATTAAGCAACAAAACAATGACAACACAACTACAAGACTTAAAACAAGAACTTCGGCAAATAGAAGAAACGCTACACCACCTTAATAAAATGGAAGGGGTTACTGAACGTATGAAGAAACGTTTAGAGGATAGAGAACTATATATAAGAAGTATAATTTATAACATACAATAACAATGAAAAAAACAAAGACTGGATTACATATCCAAACACGCAAAAACAGAATTGAGGTATTAACTGAAAAAGAGTTAGAATTAAAAGAACTTAAAAAAGCAGAGCAAAGGCAGCTGGTAGTAATGGCATCTATTTTATTACTTGCCTTCCTTACGTTTTGTTTAGGGTTTATGATTGGATATGGTAGCTAATGAATTTACTTCAATCTCAAACATATAATCTGTGGTTTAATTGGCTCGCCGATAAGATAATGGAGTGGAAAGATGCCAAGCCATTGAACAAAGACTTGCGCAACTGCATTAAAGCTATGAATGAAATAGGTATATTTGTAAATGGTTTGCGTACAGAGGTTGAGGTATTAAATAAAAGAGTGCAGTTAATTAGACAACAGAAGAACGAACTGATACAAAAACAACAAGAACAAATAGAGCAATTACAAAACAAATTAAAACAATACGAGATATGATAATAACTTACTGCAATATAAAAATGGAAGTTGAATATTGTTATGAAGAAGCAGAGCCTCAAACTTATGATTATCCCGGATCTCCTGATAGTGCAACAATTGAAAGCGTTTATGTTGGAGATATTGATATATATGATATGCTTACTATAGAACAACTTTATGATATTGAAGAAATAATTTTAAATGAAATAAGAAATTAATATGATCTTATTAATTGATGCGGATAGCTTAGTATATGCAAGTTGTTTAAGAGCTAAACAAGAAAATAGCTCTGAAAAATTTTACACTAATATAGAAGACAGTATAGCTAAGTTTGACGAGCAATATATGAAGATAGTTAATGACCTTGAAGAAATATATGAAATTAATAAAATAATTACTTTTAATGGGTCAAAAGGTAATTTTAGAAAAATAATTACAGATACATATAAAGCTAATAGAAAAGCACAAGAACAACCACCTTTGTTAGATGATATGCATCAATTTGTTAAAGATGAGTATAATAGTATTTGGGGTTATGGAATTGAAACAGATGATTTAGTTTCAAAATATTGGTTTGATATTTCAAATAAAGTAGGCCGAGAAAATGTTATGATTGTATCTATTGATAAAGATTATAAACAATTTCCGGCTTTAATATATAATTATCATTTTAAAAGAAAAAAAATATATGATATTTCAGAAGCTGAAGCATTATATAACTTTTATGAACAAATGATAATAGGGGATGCTGCTGATAATATTCAATACTTTAAAGGATGGGGTGCTAAATTTTTTGAAAAGAATTTTAAAGATTGTAAAACAAAATATCAGTATACTAAAAAAATGTATTTATTATTTAAACAAAAGTATAAAGGTAAAGCTCGCCAAAAATATATAGAATGCTATAATCTTTTAAAGCTAAGGGCATATTGAAAAAAAGAAAAAAATCAATTATAACAACAGAAAAACAACATAAAGCAATGAGGTGGTGTTTAAATAACAATATTAAAGTTGCTATATTACCAACTAATTCCGGTTTAAAGATCGAAGTAAATAAAGACGGTCATATAACATTATCCCCTGACACTTACGAAAATTATGCTGCTCAAAGCAAATGCTGGGAATTATATTTGTATATTTACAATAAACTAAACAAAAGATAATGAATATTTTAAAAGAAGCTCAAAAAATTATATTTGATAGAGCAGAAGAAAAAGAAAGACAGTACGGCAATATTGATGAATCAATAGCTAAAGCAGCACGAGTTGCTTCTGAATTATGCAACAAAGAAATAACTACTGAAGATTTTTATAAGTGTATGATAGCTTTAAAAGTATCACGAATGGCGTATAATACAAAAAAAGATACAATGCTAGATTGTGTTGGGTATATAGCTGCATTAGATAATTTTAAAAATAATGGCTATGAGTAATTTTGAATTGCAATATAAGCAGTTATTAAAAGACGTTTGTGATAATGGTATTTTAACGGCTAATCGAACTGCGGTAAAAACTTTTAAGCTATTTAATAAAACTTTAAATATTAATTTAAAAGAAGGCTTTCCAATTGTAACTGGTAAAAAAATATTTTTTAATAAAGCTTTAGGTGAATTTAAATGGATATATGAAGGTCAAACAGATTTAGAATACTTACATAAATATAATATATTTTGGTGGGATGAATTTGCAAAAAACAATCAGCTAGGTAAAGTATATGGATATCAAATAAAGCAATTTAATGGTATATTTAATCAAATTGAATATGTTATAAATGAAATAAAAAATAACTCACGTAGAGCTATTATATCTCTTTGGAATCCGACTGATTTAAAAGATCAAGCATTACCTTGTTGCTATACTCAATTTAATTTTGTTAGATGTAATAACGATTTAAATATGGTTATGCATTTTAGAAGCTCAGATTTGTTTTTAGGTTTACCTTACGACATTATAGTAGGAGCATTGTTTTTAATTACTGTAGCAAATAAATGTGGGTTAAATGCAAATCAGTTAGGTTTAAACTTAGCAGATGCACATATATATAAAACACACAGTAAACAAGTTAATGAGTATTTAAATTCTAAAATATATAATTTACCTATTTTACAAGGCAAATACGAAAACTATAACTTAAAGGGTTATAATCACAATAAATTTATAAAAGCTGAATTAATAAAATAATATGTATTATATTTATCACATTGAAGGAGTAAAAGTCGGTTGTACTAAAAACCCTGCAAAAAGAATTATAGTCCAACAAGGTTACTCTGACTTTGAGATATTAGCTAAAACAAAATGTATTGATGAGGCTTCTAAATTAGAATTTGAATGGCAAAATAAATTAGGATATAAAAACGACATAAGAACATATAAACAAACAATAAACAATTTTATGCTACACATTACAAAACAAACAATTACTTTTAAAAAAACATTTAATAAGGGTTTTGATAATTATACTTGGCCAACCAATATTGAATTAGACCAAGATTATAATATAGAAATTAACAATGAGGTTAAAGAATATATTTTAAAAAATAATTTTAAATCAGCTCATAATGATGAAAGATATATATACACTCAGTCATTAAAAAACTTTTGGGATGTTATAAATAAGCCTGCTAATAATATTGAAATATTTGACAATATTAGACAGTGGGCAAAAGAAAGAAATTTATACGAGCAAGGTAATCCACATACTCAATATGTTAAATTAATGGAAGAATCAGGTGAATTAGCTGAAGCAATATTAAAACAAGACTATGGCGAAATACAAGATGCTATAGGGGATATGATTATAGTATTAACTAATTTAGCTCATTTGCAATCTTTAAAAATAGAAGATTGTATATATTCTGCGTACGATGAAATTAAAAATCGTAAAGGCAAAATGATAAATGGTACATTTGTTAAAAATAAATAATATGAAAGCAACTTATTTACATTATGATAATGGCAAAGACTATGATGTTATAGATATTATAAAAGACTATCAACTGAATTTTAATAAAGGAAATATTATAAAATATATTTGTAGAGCGGGTAAAAAAGATAATGAACTAAAAGACCTTGAAAAAGCAGCAGACTACCTAAAGCGAGAAATTGAATACTTAAGAAATGAACAAAAAAAATGGATAGAGGAGAACAAGTAATATCAGACAAACATCTTAACTATTTAAAGTGTGTACTAATAAGTCAATTACTATTAGAAGCTAACGATGACCTAAAAGGCAGCAAAGCGTTTAAACAAAACGTAAAGTATCAAGTAAGCAAGACAAACCAAATATTAGAACAGGTCTACCAAGAGGGGTTTAATACAGTATACCACAACAACCCAGAGATGTGCATAAACGTATTAAACAAAATAGATAAGCTGATACACAAAATAAAAACAGCTACTATAGACGAGTTAATAATGATAGATGCATTAGTAGACCAATACTTTAACAACAAAGAAGAGATAAACAAAACTCAAACAACAGAATTCACTAAAATAGATTAATAAAAAAAAATATGAAATTTAACATTCAAATACAACATTTAGGTAAAAAAGAAAATAAACACGATACGGATAAAGATATGTATCATTTAACGTTTAAAACATATAACGCTGAAGTAACAGGTAAATTTGAAAGAAGCGAAATAAGACATATAATTGAAATATTAGATAACGCAATATAAAATGACATTACAAAAACTCAAAGAAAAATTTGACAGTATATACGGATTTGATTTAGCTGATAGATCAAGAAAGCGCGAAATGGTAGATGCCAGAAGAGTATACTGCAAAATAGCATTTAGCTTAAAGTATAACCTTAGACAAATAGGGGAGAGCATAGATAGGAAGCATTGCAATATAATACATCTATTAGATACAGTAGACCAAGCTACAGACTTTCATAAAAATGTGCACGATAGCATAGTAAAAGAATACGGCTTTTTAACTAGAGCATTTAATATAGATAAAGCAAAAGCTTTTGAAGCAAAGCTATTAAAAGAAAGGGGAGAAAGAACAGCGTACTTAATAAAAGAAATAAACAATACTTTAATAAACTGGGATATAGACTCTTTAAATAACTTTTTACAAACAAGAGTAAAACCTTATAACAAACTAATAGAAACTACTAAACCACAAAAGAAAATAAAAGAAGTAAAAGGTGCTAAACTTAACAGACCAGTTAAAAACCCTGTGCTGTGCTAAAAAAAAGTAATTCTATTTATATATTAATATAAGATATATACTATGGCTTACAACACAGAAGATTTAAAACAGCAAAGTTTAGAAGTAATTAAGAAACATAATTTGATATTTGTAAACGATATTTTTGCATATACTCCATTTGTTAGAAAAACTTTTTATGACCACGATTTACACAAAAGTGACACTATAAAAAGCGAATTAGCAAAGAATAGAATTAATATGAAAATATCAATGAGAGCCAAATGGTACGAAAGTGATAACGCTACGTTACAAATAGGACTGATGAAACTCATAGCTGATGATGATGAAGCTCATAGACTAAACGGCACAAAGCGTGAAGTCAAACACGATACAACTGACAAAGAAATAAATATCAAAATACACAGATAGTTGGAAGTAAACGTTAATGTTGTTTTTGAACATTTACTTGATAGTGAATCAAAGATAGTAGTAGAGCAAGGTGGTACAAGGTCAGGCAAGACTTTCAACATTTTGCTCTATATTATTTTTCACTACTGTCAAACAAACACAAGTAAGACTGTAACAATATGCAGAAAGACATTTCCAGCTGTACGTTCTTCTGTAATGCGTGACTTCATTGATATACTTAAACAACACAATAAGTATGATGAAGCTAATCACAATAAATCGAATAGCGAATACAATCTTAATGGCAATCTTGTTGAATTTATAAGCGTAGATCAACCGCAAAAGATTAGAGGTCGAAAGCGTGAATTTCTATTTATCAATGAAGCTAATGAGTTAGACTATGAAGATTGGCAGCAGCTAATATTTAGAACAACTGAAAAGGTGGTGCTTGATTACAACCCATCAGACGAATACCATTGGATATATGACAAGGTTTTAAATCGTGATGATGTAGAGTTTTA